ACCACGATAGATATTTGGAACACCACATACATCCAAAATATGTGGACTAATAGGAGTCACTTTAACATCACTTTTCGTTACAGCTCGCCCTGGACATGACCCATAATACTCAATCTGAGAATTTTCCGGCAAATAATTCAATGCACTCTTCTTATGAAGAGGTTCATTACACAATACTTGAACACCTAATACAGTTGTTTCAAATTTCCCTGCTTCACCAGACAAAATGACACCTTCCATCTTACGCAGTTCAGCAAATGCCGTGAATAATTCCTGCTGTGTAATACTACCATAAACACCAACTGGTGTATTTGCCGTACCACCTAAATGGACACCAAGTATCACACTACCATTAGTGTCCGATACTAATGTAGCACCACACAATCCATCAAAAGTATTAATGGTCAAATTCTTATATGCTCCTCCCTTAAACGATTTCCACGTACTCACAATACCAGGTACTGTGATGCCTTTAGCGACAATCATTTCACCATCTTTCTTTCTCCAACGCATGCGGAAAGGTACAGATGGCATCTCTTCAGTTGGAAAGAAGTTAACTAAATTCTTGAATGAACCCCCATTTGGAATATAGCAAACTCTTAAATCTGAATTGGGAATCAAATGAGTATATTTGATATGAATACGGGCGGTAAATTTACCTCCAGTAGCATTTGGATTTCTCTTACGAAACGTGCAGTCAAGTTGATCTCCAAATTCATTAAAATAATGATCTGGTATCAATATGACGTTAGATGATAACATAAGGCCATTAACCATACCGTTACCATCGCTCCTATGTATAGAACCATACAATAGAGCTTTATCAACGATATTGTCCAAGTGGTCAGCGGACATACGCTTTGATATCTCAGTCAAAGGTAATTCACGCTTAACCACATCAGTCCAAACATTAATATCCTCATCACGTTCTTGGATCTCTTGCTCGGTTTTAGGTTCCAATGAACCTTGAATAGATTGCTCATTAGCTCTATATGACCTATAAGCTCTCGCCAAACCATATAGAGCAGCAATACCGATGGAAAAACCACAAATGTACTTTGCATATTTTTCACGATACCTACGGAGAATTGGTGCGATCTCCCAATTTCTCTTACGTAGATCCTCGTAGAGCTCTTGCTCGACGCGATCTACCAATTGTCGTTGGACTCGCAAATACTGTAATACACTTACAAAGGACAAGATAATAATATTATGTAATCCAAACATAAAGAAAATGCAGCACAAACTAAAAAGTAACGTCCAAAGAAGACGTTTGCTTTCTTTTTCATATTGCAACTGTATCTTGTCCTGATATAACCACCTGAACACAGAAGGTGCCCATTTATGGGTTAACATACCAGATGGTACAACTTTAATCCAATCCCATCTTGAAAGGAAACGCATGCCATTGTTGTAAATTATACGAGAAGCATCATAATCAGCTCGATCATATATTCCATCAATAATACCACGTGAATCACCAGCACTGTGAAATAATTTACGAAATGCAGCCACAGTTTCCTTACCAAATTGTGGTTCATGGTGAAATGGACAATTACCCTTAATATGGATACATCCGTCAATGCCACATTTTTGCATTAAATTAATTCTCTTGTGCATGCCCTCCAAGAGTGCCGCCTGATTCTTACGGTGCTCATTGAAATCTTCAACAGCCCATTGAATGCACTCAGCCATAGAAATGTCAACCAGCTTTTTACCATTCCATTCTACTGGAGCGTAACCAGCTACGGTTCTCAAATCCTGTGGCTTAACTGCTTTTTCAACAGTAAGAGTCCAAATATCATCAAACGGTGGTGGCTCATAAACACCATCATCATTGGTGTAATGTGCACGCACTTTGCTGGAATCTATTCCACAAGGAATATTTCCTTCTATGCGTTGAAATTCTGGTTTAGCCTTAACGGTAATCACTATCAACCTACGCTGAATAGAATAAGGACAATTGGAATAAATTCCAGCGTCCATGTCCTTCTTGTTGGTTGTAGCGGCCACTAACCATGGTTCAACAAAACACTTGCCTTTAGCCTCAATCTCGGCCTTAGGAGCATAAAACATCTGATTATTAATAATATCAACAATAGCTCTCGTTGGAGGTCTCTCAATGAATTGTGATTTCTCATTAGCAACATCATCAAATAGTAAAACTAACTTGTCTGACGTCCAATTTGACATAAACTTATCAGATGGATTATAAGCACAGCGATATTTCTTATCAGTAGGCAAATCTTGACTAATCATAACTGCGTCCAACAACTGGTCACAGATAGTTGTCTTACCTTGACTACTTTCACCAAAGAAAGAAATCGCCCAAGGAGAATGACGCACTCCACATGCAATTTTTAACGATATAAAATCGTTCTGCATCTGTAAAATGCGTTGGACTTTATCTAATACCAATTTCTTATCCAAACCCTTAAGGGACATGGACAAATTGATCAAAGAACCAGAAAGATTATTCAAACGACGTTCAAATTCCTGATCTGACATACCAGCAAATTTCTGCAAATTACCGTTGCGTACAAGATCAAACCATGCTGATACCTGTGCGTATTCGGTATCAAGTTCCATTGCTGTTCTATCATTAATCAATAATGGTTTTAAAGATCCAGTTTGAAAACACAAATATGCACCTTCAGTGAAAAACACTACGGTCTCAAAAAGAGCATCAGCAACATCAAAAGCTGTCATATGTTTCTCACAAAGTTCAGGGGCAAATACTTTAAATTGCCCAACACTAAAAGTAAGTTGAGCTGCATCACAAAGTCCCAACATAACTAGACAACCTAGTAATTTGGAAATTTGTTTAAAAGCTCTATTACCTTTACACAATTGCCAATTTTGGCGAATGTCACGAAGACACATTAGCCAATCTGGAGTTGAATCAGACTGAGGAGAAACCATAATTTCCTCAACAAAGTCTTTGACCGTCTTAAAAAGGGATTTACTAACTCTACCTTGAACCCAAGTCAAAACAGACGTGATTGCACCCAAAGTTGTACTTTGTTGTGACAAATTCACCAATAATAAAATAATCCCTTCTACTTCTCTCAACACTTTATCTGGTACATCAATATTTGCAAATTTTGCCAACGCATCAACTGCAAATGATGCTGATGTAACTGTTTCCAAGCCAAAATGTGGCTGGAAAGCCTGTTCATAAATAGTGTCTATTTGTGAACCTGAAGTAACCTTAAAAGATTCCTTCCATTGTTGAGAATGCTTCCATACTTTATTATTCTTAAAAGGACGGCGAGCCGCATTTCGCTGATTAGCAACACGGCGTAAGTAAGAAGCTTTATTAAGATCTTTAATAGATCTGGTTTCGCAATTTTTATCAATACAATCTTGAAACATGTTGTCAATTTTTCACCACTTAAAACGATATTATAATACTAAAAACTTATTTTTCATACAGGAGTGGTGTTCTTGAAATTTGATGAACGGGGTTCGCGCTTAACCCTATTCTTCACAATGCTTCATATAGCGTTCTACAAGCAATAACGCATATGTGATCAGGATTTCGGATTTATCCATGCGGTACCGGCCTACACACACATACATTACCGAGAATTCGTACGTTATTTATTAAAATTTTAAATAATCTGATATCCATGAAATATATTCATAGAGCTAATAGTAAGATTGACGGAACTTCTATTAGTGTGCTGTATTCACTACAGACTATAGAAAATTAGAACATTAAATCGCCTGAACTCAGTAACCAGGTATAGTTCTACATCTTCATTATAAAGAATCAAATAGTTACAATAGTAACAAATAGCTAGCTGGCAGGCTAGCAAAATACCCTATATAAAATAGAGTAACGAGTCAGGTAAAACTCAACTCAAAGAAAATGGGGATCGCTAGTTTAGCACGATCAATACTTAGAATAAAACATTGGTTGTGTTAAATCAACTAATAGACGTAGAGGTCACAATGGGCATAATATGCCCAAAATGACGTCTATGGTCTACTAGGGCAAAAACTGCCAATTAATCTAAATTACACTGCGTACGGGAATTCCCG